TATTGATGGACATATTATATTTAAGGACAACACAAAGAAACAAGTAGCAGCACAAATCATCGGTAATACATCTGCTTTGGATTCTGATATTAATAGATTGCTTGCATTAAGTATCTTAAACCTTACAAAAGAAGAAATTGTAAAGTTAAAGAAACAGATTGACGAAACAAATAAGACATTGGAATTTTGGAATAGTACAACACCGAAGGACCAATTCGTCACTGACCTAGAAGGAATAAATAATTGAAGAAGTTATGGACAATATGGAAATACGCCTTAGGTGGATTCTCCGATGACAAAACTGAACCTTACGATAACTATGTTGCTTTGCTTCGAACGGTTATCGTAGGAGTTAACTTTTTAACTTGCTTCTTTATTATGGCAAATGTTATACACAATTGGTAGATTATGGAAAAGAAACACCTAAACTTAAACTTATTAACTGAGGGACTTCCGCTAACGGATGTTCAAACTTTATATCATGAATTCTTTTATAGGAAAGACTATCAGTGGTGGGGTGACGTTGAGCCTGGCGATACTGTTGTCGACATTGGGGCTTGCGTTGGCTTTTTTGTATGTCACGCTTTGGATCGTGGTGCTAATCGTATTATTGCCGTTGAGCCTTCTCGACCTCATCTTAAAACGCTTATAAGAAACATATCCGATTACTTTATCGACCATAATCAAGTTCCAGTTTATCCTATTGAAGCAGGTATTGGTTCAACCGGTAATCATTTTAAGAATGTATATTCAGATCATACAGGTTATAGGAAAATGTCTTTCCTAGATTTAGTTCATGATTTTAATATACCAAAGATTGACTATTTAAAAATTGATTGTGAAGGTGGAGAGTATGGTATCTTTACTGAAATGAACTTTCCTTATTTAAGAAACAATGTTAAACACATGGCAGTAGAGTTTCATATGAACGCTTACTCAGGTTGTGTTAAACAATGGCAAAAGTTCAGAGATGGATTACTTCGTCAATTTGATATGGAACAAATTAGATTTCTTAACCACGAAGATCGTGCATTAGCATACGACGACGAGTTTTTAAATAAAGGTGATTTCAAAAGATGGAGTTCCTTTATGCTATTCATCACTAATTAAATCCCTTCCTTACAGTTCTAATAAATAGTTATATCTAATATGTATAATTGTTTTAGGAACTGCAATGCCAGAAATTATTAATAACTACTTATCTCCAACTAACTTTACGGTTAGTATACAGAGATTACCTCATGTTGAGTTCTTTACACAAAAGTTAACTATTCCTGATGTAACGAGTTCTCCTACTACTTCACCAACACCACTTAAAGCCTTTTACACACCGGCTACTGAGTTGTCTTACAGTGACTTAACAATGGAAATGATTGTTGATGAAAACATGAACAATTACAAAGAGATCTTAAGTTGGATGGAAGGTTATGGTTCACCAAAATCTACAGACCAATACAAAAAAATTGCTGAATCTAAAGACGGTCTTGTTTCTGACATTATCGTACTCGTTACTAATTCCCACAAGAATCCGAATTTAAGATTTACATTTACAAACTGTTTCCCAACCTCTTTAGGTAGTATTTCTCTCGATGTAAATGTTCAAGATGTTTCTTATGCAACAAGTGCAATCACATTTAGATATGATAATTTTACAATGGAACAACTCTAAATAACTATTGACATTTAGCTTTTTATTTGATATAATAGATATGATTTAAAAAGTTTGAGATAAATTATGGACACAAATGACATAGCTGCCTTATGGGCAAAAGATTCACCGATAGACGAAACAAACCTTGTCGGTGAAAGCAAAAGAATCCCTGAATTACATAGTAAGTACTATAACTTATATTATAGAGAAGTCTTGCGTGTAAAGAAACTTAAGGCTGAATATAAAGAACTTGAAATGGAGAAGCGTAATTATTACGACGGCTCAATGGATGAGTTAACTTTAAAGGAAAAAGGTTGGAAGCCGTTTCAGTTAAAAGTATTAAGAAACGATTTGGACAAATACATTCAAGCAGATAAAGATATTATTAAGCTAAGTCTTACAATTGATTTTCATACCGCAAATGCAAACTATCTTGAAGATATAATTAAAACAATACACAGTAGGAATTTTGTAGTTAAGAATATGATTGATATTCTAAAGTTCCAAGCAGGAGATTATTGATGTATAAGAAAATGATGGATTGGTGGTACGGGGAACCAAAACCTGAACCTAAAGTAATTGATATGATGGCAGATGATGTTGACCCAAACGAGGTCACCATTGAAAATGCTTATAAGACAAGATGGATTTGGTATCATACGATTTTAGCAATCGGTATCTTTTTCACCAATATATTATTAACAGCAATCTTAGTGATTTTAGCAATTAAACTATGAGTGAAAAAATAACAGTAGAATATATGGACTCGGTCTATATGAGAATCGTTTGTGATTCTGGTATAAAACAAGAGCTGTCCGAATTCTTTGCATTTAAGCCTGAAGGTTATCAGTTTAGCCCAAAGTATAAAGCAAGAGTATGGGATGGTACTATTCGTTTGTTTCAACCGATGAAACCTGTTCTATATGTTGGACTATATCCTCATCTTAAAAAGTTTTGCGAACAACGTGATTACGTATTAGAATCTCCAAGAGAGATCGGCGAACAAGAAGTTGTAGAGAAAGGATATGTTGAAGAGCTTGCTGAAAGAATCAATTGTAAATTTAAGCCAAGAGACTATCAAATAGAATATATTGAAAACGCTTTGCGTAATCGCAGATCTTTATCTCTATCTCCAACATCGTCAGGCAAGTCTTTAATTATTTACCTTTTACAACAACACTATTACGATGCGTTAGGATTAAGAACATTAATTATTGTTCCAACCATTTCTTTGGTTCATCAGATGGCCGGTGATTTTGCTGATTATGGTTGTGAGGACGAAGTATATTGTATTAAAGGCGGTGTTGATAAAAACACAAAAGCTAATATCGTTATATCAACTTGGCAATCTTTAGTAAAACAACCTAAGGATTGGTTTCAACAGTTTGGTGTTGTAATGGGAGATGAAGCCCATACCTTTCAGGCAAAGTCATTAACAACAATTATGCACAAACTCAATAAGTGCGAATTTAGGCATGGCTTTACAGGTACTCTAAAATCTTCCGAAAGCAAAACACATAGGTTAGTATTAGAAGGTTGCTTTGGAGAAGTAAAAAGAATTGTATCCACAAAGAAATTAATGGACGAAGGTACGGTGGCTGACTTTGAAGTTAAGGCTATTGTATTGAATCATAGTAACGAAGCAAAACAGAATTTTAAAAAGGCAATGGGTCAAGTTAAAGAATCAGTTCGTAAATGGCCGGCCGAGCGTGAGTTTATTGTAAACCACGAAAAGAGAAACAATTTTATAAAGAATTTGTTATGGTCTCTAAAAGATCAGAACAATTTGGTTCTATTTGACCTTGTCGAGAAACATGGTAAGATACTTGAACCAATGTTAAGAAAAGATGGTAGAGAATTGCATTTTATATATGGAGCTACAAAAGGAGATGAGCGTGAAAGAATACGACATCTTGTTGAAAATGATCCAGTGAAACAGCACGACATACTTGCTTCTTATGGAGTATTTAGTACAGGTGTTAATATAAAAAGGTTAGACAATGTGATCTTCGCCTCTTCAGGGAAATCTGAAATAAAAGTATTACAATCAATTGGTAGAAGTTTGCGTAAAGCGGAGGACTCGCGCAAGGCGGTCCTCTATGATATTGCTGATGATTTGTCGATTGGGTCGTATGAAAATTATACTTTGAAACACTTTAAACAGAGAATTGAAATTTACTCGCAGGAGGAGTTTCCGTTCAAAATTTATAACATTGATATCTAACTTAAGATATACCTTAAAGCCTGATAGACTTATTATACAAGGAGTCAAACCAAATGTCAATAGTTTTTGTGAAAAAAGTTTAAGAAATTTCAGAAATGTACATTATCTATTGACAATATAACAGAAATAGATTATAATAACCACAATATTTTAAACATAAGGAGTATTAGTTTGAAATGGCTAAGAAAAGAAATTACGTAAATAACAAAGATCTTCTTGCAGCATTAATTGATTACAGAGACAAATGCGCAGAAGCCGAGGACTGTGGCGACAGTGCTCCTCAAGTTCCAGAGTACATCGGTAAATGTATTATGATGATTGCTCAAAGATTGGCAACAAGACCAAACTTTAGTGGATATATGTATAAGGAAGAAATGATCTCGGATGGAATTGAGAACTGCTTACAATACATACATAACTTTAATCCAGAAAAATCTCAGAATCCATTTGCTTATTTTACTCAAATCATTTGGTATGCTTTCCTAAGAAGAATATCAAAAGAGAAGAAGCAGATGTATATTAAATTTAAGGCATCACAAAGACAGATGCATGATAATGAAGTATATGATTCAGCAGGAGAACAGATCACTGGGAATCAACTTCCAGATTACATCAATGAGTTTATTGATGACTTCGAAAATAAACTAAAAAAGTAAGGAGTTTATGAAAGTATTAGTATTTGGATTGCCAGGTAGTGGCAAAAGTACGTTAGCACAACCGCTCGCAGAGCAGTTAGAAGGTGTTTGGATTAACGCAGACACAGTAAGAGAAACATACGACGATTGGGATTTCTCCGACGAAGGTAGAATGAGACAAGCAAATCGTATGAGACATCTTTCAGACGGAGTATCTATGGCAGGTAAAATTGCTATAACAGATTTCGTTTGTCCTTTCCAAAAAGCAAGAGATGGCTTTGACGCCGACTTTACAATTTGGATGGACACAATTAAAGCAGGTAGATTTGAAGATACGAATAAGATCTTCGAAATGCCTACTGAAGTAGATTATATTATAACAGAATGGAAAGATAGAACAGACTTGGTCCTTGCTCCTATCATTGAAAAGGAGTTCGCAAAATGGCAGAAGTCACAAAGTTAAGACATTTAGGTAAAGCTATTACATGGAGAATTATTGCATCCTGTACTACAGCTCTTATCGCGTTATATTTTGGCCTACCTCAGAAGGCTGTGGGAGCCGTCTTTTTGGCGGACCTAGTAATTAAATTTGTATTGTATTATGGACATGAAAGACTTTGGTACAATTACATCAAGTTTGGAGTAAAAGAATAATGAATTTTGACATGGAGAATCAATTCGATTTTAAGAAACCAACAGTTCAAATGTTGGGAAGATGGCAACCTTGGCATGAAGGCCACACAAAATTATTTGAAAAGGCCTTGACATTGACAGGACAAGTTGTTATAATGGTACGTGAAGTATACGGTATCGAAGGAGATGCAGGTGCTGGTCGTACTGTTGCTCAAACCGATAATCCTTTTGGAGAGATTGCTGTTATTGACGGAATCAAGAAAGGACTCGGTGATGCAGGGTATGAAGAAGGCAGAGAGTATATGATTATGGCAGTACCGAACATTGTTGACATTAGTTATGGTCGCGGTGTCGGTTATACATTTACAGAGCATGATCTTGGTAAAGATGTTCATGAAATATCAGCCACGAAGATTCGT